TAACCCATCTATCATTTGTATTTCAGGTACTTCAAATTCACTATTGTTTAATAGTTTAATTGCTGCTTCATTTCTTAATACTGCATCTGTTAATCTTTCTGCTGCACTTCTTTCTTTTGTAAGAAACACCTCACCATACTTTGCTTTTGCTTCTTTATATATCTTCGTGTTTTTTGTAGTAGCATCTACAAAGTGTAACTTATCTATTTTATGGCTTTCAAGTATCATCCAATGCACTAACTTACCTGCTGCAAGTGCTGGACTATCTGAATTAGGATCACCATAATTTAATATGTTTCTATATGTTTTTGGACTTTTAAGAAGTGTTTTAAGTGATGAAGAACTTAATGCATTCTTACCAAGATGCCCATAGTAAAAATCATCATCATACATTTGTGTTAGTATTTCTTCTTTACCCCAATGCTCACCGTTTAGTAATGTTATCATAAATCAAATATTGTTGTTTGTTTTTCGTTTTGTTTATTTATTATTCCTATTGCTGTTTCAAGTATTGTTTTACCAGCTTCGTAGTCAACCAAGTTTCTTGCTATTTTATTCATACGCTGTTTACCTTTGTAAGTATAAAAATCGTAATCGTGAAATTCACAAAGTTTTTTAATATCACCATTTTCTATAGTATTACCTCCTAATTTTCTTTCATTCAAACTTGTAGGTAAATTAAAGTTTGTCCAATATAAATGTCTGCCTCTTTTATGTGCAGGTATTAATGGCTCATAATAAGGTATTACATTTTCTACCACATACTTACCGCTGAACATATTATCTAAAAATATTATTTCTTCATATAATCCCATATCTGGATATTTAGGATTAAAGTTTTTATGATTTTTTTGTGATATTCTTACTCTGCTATGAGTAGGGCAAGGAGGACTGCTCCAAATAAAATCAAACTCCTTATAATGGTCAAGTAAATATTGGTGTGCATCAGCTACTATTACTTTATCGTTAGGGAATCGTTCTTGATACATTCGTGCAAGTTCTTCATCCCATTCAACTGCTGTAACCTCAACATCTGTAACTTCATCCCATTTGTATCTGTTACCCCCAAGACAAGCATATAAGTTTAGTATCTTCATAATTCTATGCTATCTAATATTTCTATAAGTTCTTTTAATTTGTCGTTTGTGTTGTCAGGGTTGTTATTAAGTAAGTACCTTGTTAACCCTATTGCATCGCCTATTTTACCAGCGTTTTTAAATCGTGTTTCTTTGTCCATTGTTTATAATTATTCTACTAATATAAACATTTTTTAAACAATTACAACCCTAAACTTTTTTTGGTTTCAAGTTTTTCTAACTTTTGTTCAAGTTCTACAATTCTTAATTCAGCTTTTCTTGCACGTTCTACTGCACGTATCTTATCACCCCTGTATTCGCTTAATGAATCATCATACAACTTTTCGTTCATTATATGGTTGTGTACATAAAACCCTATTTGTTGCCAAGCAAAGTACATATCATTTAGTGCTTTGTTATCTGGTTTTAGTTTTCTTGATTTTACTATATACTCACCTACTAAATTAAAGTTAGTGTAGTATTCTATTTCTTTAAGGTTGTTTATCTTTTTGTTCATTGTTTCTTTGTTTAAATTATTTCTGCTTCGCTTACATCTAACAAAGCAATTTCTTTTGGTATTTTTTTATTGTTCTTAAATTCTGTTGTGGTATTATGATATTGTATTTCCCAAACAGGATCAACAATATACAAATTAAATCTATATACACCAGAAGGTGTTGAATTAACATACATAGGTATATCTAAATTATCATCACACTTTGCAATCATAGCATCATACTTTTTCTTTTCTATAAGTAAAGTATCGTAATGTACCGTTCTACATTTTAATTCAATACGATGATAGGTTTTAGGACTGTAACAATCCCACCTGCTCATTTGGCTTTTTGCTTTTACTAAATCAGGATAACAACAAGAAACTAAATACTCAAAAAGTTCTTCTTCTTTCAATCGTTGTACTGTTTAAATATTTTATTTAGTTTATCATACACACCATTTAAAAAACAACTACCACAACTTGTAGCAACAGCATTACCATTAAATACACGGTTGTATATTAATATTAGTTCGTTTTGTTGTACAGGTGTTACTGTTGATCTTTTAACACTAAAGAAATCATCCAAATAGTTATACTCATCTTCTGTTAAACATTCAATCTTTTTACTTGGAAACATTTTGTTAAGCGTTTCTTTTCTTTCATCACAGCCACAATCATCACCGAGTACAAACTTTGCAGCTTTATCAATACCTACTTTTTTAAATGCTTTCTCAACCTTATCACCTAAACCACTACTTGCTGCTTCGTGGTTTTTTTTCCATTGTTTGTAACCTTTTGTTCGCTTATCACCTTTATATTCGTTCATACTATTTATTTTAATTGCTCAAAATCATTGTTTATATAATCATCATAATCTTCTTGAAACTTTTCTTTTAGTTCGTGTTTTGCGTTTTTTAATGTGTTAAATATACTTACCCAACTTATGTTAGTTTCTTTTGCTATTCCCCTTATACTTAAACCAGAATCTCTATAAAGTGTAAATAATTTTTTTTCATACCATCGCCAATCTTCTATATGGTCATCTATCATTGTGCATATTTTGTTATAAGCTATTTCTTCATCCAAGTTTGTATTGTCCTCCACTTCTTTGGTATACTCTTCATTGTCAATAGAAACCTTTTTAATCTTTCTTTTGTTTTTATAAAATTGGAAATATAGAGATCGTAATGTGAAGTACATATACCCCCTACTAACAACACCATCTTTAATAATTTTTTTTTCATTTGCATACTTATATAACACAAGATAACATTCTTGCACCAGATCTTCAGCATATTCATATTCGCCAAAACCCTTTATTACATTAACCCATTCAGTATGCCTTTCAGCTACCTTTTCTAACCATTGTGCGGACTTGCCCATATTACAGTAACACTAATTACACCTAACAAACATTGCAAGGTAATCTCGTTACTTTCTTCTAATTCTTCTTTGCTATATAAAAAACCAAACATCATACCAATTACAGGACTAATAATTACATCAGCATTTTTTACCTGACCTATAATTAAATAGATAGCACATATAATTAATAAAGATACTATTAATATCAAATTTCTAATTTTTCTATTGGTTGAACATTATGTATTAAATCTCTACCAAGAAATTCAAAACCTACATTATTTTTTGCCATTCTTAATCTTATTGGTTCATCATAAGGGGTACATCTTCCACCTAATTCTGTTTCTTTAATTTTAACGACTGAAATTAATGTCCACATCCAATCAGTTGGGTGAGTATTTTGTCGGTGGATAGAAATCACATCATCAGCACGATTTCCGAATGCCCCCCCTCCTTCTACATCACTCATTTGTAATGATTTTGGTAAACCTGCATATTCGTGTCCAGCAGGGTTTAATTTTCTCAAAGCCTCCGTTACTCCGTGGCAATTAATCCAAACCGATATATCTCTTTTTTTAGCAAACATTCTAAATTCAGTTAAACAATAATAGTTGTATTCATAACCACCATAAGATTTATATAAAGTATAATCTTTTGCTAAACTATTATAAGGATCAATTAACAAACCATCGTAATCCCAAGCATCTTTTATTGCTGTTGCTTCTTTTAAAACAGTTTTGTATGTATATATATCTTCTACATCAATAATTTTAAAATGTAAATCACACCATCTTATTGCTTCGTTAATTAATAAATCAGATGCTTCGTTAATGGTTTTACCCATCTTAAATTCTATTATTTTTCTTACAATACTTTGTGGTGTATTTTCAGAACTAAAAATTAAAAATCTCAAATTATGTTTTATTGCCCATATAGTAAATAAATAAATTAAAATCGTAGTCTTACCGACATTTGAATGCCCAATTGCCAAATTCATCGTGCTTTTTTTTAGTCTAAAGTATTCATCTATTTCAGGTACATCTATTTTTAATCCTTCTTTTACCCTGCCATATTTTATGTCAAGTATTCTATCTTGTATGTTCTTTGCTTGTGCTATCATATTCCTTGTGGTGTTTTTGCGTATTTCTTTGCGGTTCTATCATTATGTTCTTTACGTAGTAATGGTTGTATATAATATCCTGTTATTGGGTTTATATTGTAGTTCCAAAAATCTGATGGGAACTTATCACCATCTTTTAAATTTTTAAGCATTTAATAAAGGTATAAAAAAAAAGGGGTAATTAAACCCCTAATTATTAACGTTGCTTATAAAACCTCATCTTCATTAGATTTAACTAATCTTGAAGCCTTTGCCATACTATATCTTGCAAAAGCAGAAAGTGATAAACCGATATCATCAGAAACTTTTTTGTACTTATTCTTTTCTTGTTCTGATATTCTTAAATGAACTGTACTTAATCTTTTTAAACCTTTCATATTTACTTGTATTTATTATTATAATTCATATTTACTTAAAATGGTAAATCAGCTTCTTCACGTGCTGGTTGCTGTTGTTGGTTAGTAACCTCATTTCTTTCAGCTACCGTTATATCACCACCTAACCACCGTACTGCTCCATTGCCTAAAGATGTTGCTTTTGTTTTAGCTTCTCTTTCTTCTTGTGTTTGGCTTTGTGTA